AGTTCAGGGCGCAGGAGGAGGCCATCCTCGCGATGGACGACCCGACGCCGGACGCCGTGAGGGACATCCTCATCATGTCCCTGCCGGACTGGCGCAAGATATACGAGAGCACATACGTCAGCATCGCGGGGAAGGTCTACCCGTACCTGGACACCAACGCCAACATCAAGGCCCGCTACGAGGCCATGGAGCGCAAGGGGAAGGCCGAGGAGACCGAGTACGAGGTGGCGGTCAGGGAATGGATACGCAGGGAATGCGGGGAGAAGATCGTGGCCATCAACCAGGTCACCCTCGACAAGGTCAAGCGCATCTACGAGGGCACCGCCAACCAGATCGAGTTCAGGACCGAGGTCGCCAAGCTCTTCGACGATGAGTTCCCCGGAAGGTCCAACGCCATCGCCCGCACCGAGACCGCATGCGCCACCAACAGGGCATCCGTGGAGACCATGGATGCGCTGGGCTTCGACGGATGGAAGGTCTGGATGGCCGTGGGGGATGCGGACACGCGCGACACGCACTCGAGGGTGGACGGCATGAGGGTGCGTCAGGACGAGTGCTTCGAGTACACGGGGCTCAAGGGCGGGCTGGTCAGGATGGAGTGCCCGCTGGACTCCAAGTACGGAGCGCCCGCCGAGGAAGTGGTCAACTGCCGCTGTGACGTGGGTTTCGAGCTGTGATTCTGATTTTTTTGGTGATTATACAATCTAAAACCCCCCCATTTTCTGCTCATGTTGGAGACTAAAGCCCTCACATTCAAGGTGAACACCGACGGGGACGACAGTCTCGGCAGATTCTCGGGAACCGCCTCGACCTACGGCAACGTGGATCAGGCGGGCGACGTCATGATGAAGGGATGCTTCAACAAGAGCATCGCCCTCAAGGGCACGCACTTCCCTCTGCTGTGGTCGCACGACATGCGCGAGGTCATCGGATCCTTCGATGTCGCCTCGATGGAGAACGACCTCAGCATCGACGGGAGGTTCAACATGGGAGTCCAGCGCGGGAAGGAGGGCTACGCCCTTCTGAAGGCGGGGGACATCCAGGGCCTCTCCATCGGCTTCACCATCAAGGACTGCGACTGGGATGCCGACGGGCACCGTCTCATCAAGGAGGCGGACCTGTGGGAGGTCTCCCTGGTCGCATTCCCCTGCAATCTGGAAGCACAGGCGGAGGCCAAGAACATGACGATAGACGCGACGAAGTCCTACAAGGACCTCTCGGAGGAGGAGCAGGAGAGGCTCAAACAGCTGATCAAGGACGCCCTCGCCGACATGGAGCAGACCGAAGAGGACGAGGAGAACGAGAAGGCAGACGAGACGGAGTCCGACGAGGATGAGTCCGCGACAGAGGAGGACGAGGCCAAGGCCATCGCAGAGCTGGCCATGGAGCTGAAGGGCCTCCGCAAGGAGTTGTCAATATGAGCGACTACACAATGGAATTGAAAGGATACGTCGACGAGATCAGAGGTCTCTCTCAGGAGCTCAAGGGCGTACCCGAGCAGTACAGAGAACTGAAAGCCAAGGCCGAGGAGACCGAGCAGAAGATGGCGGAGCTCGCCCAGAGCTTCGACATTGCGACCAAGAGGATGGAGATCGCAGGAGGCAACGTCAGCGACCTCGCCTCCATGCCCGAGGTCAAGAGCCTCATGGCCTACATCAAGAAGGGAGTGGCCCAGGAGCTCAACGGACCATCCGGAGGATACCTCGTCACACCCACACTCGCACAGCGCATCGTAGAACTGCAGACCGACCTCGACGTCTTCAGGCAGTTCGCCAACGTCATCAGCATCGGCACCAACCTCGCACAGGTCCCTGTCGAGACATCCAAGCCCACCACATCATGGGTCGGAGAGATCGAGACAAGGCCCGAGACCGACAACGTCGGAGTCGGACTGGGCAACATCCCCGTCAACACCGTGCAGGCCACCGTCAAGATCAGCAGGGACCTGCTCGCAGACGCCGCAGTCGTCAACTTCGAGAGCTACGTCCTCAAACAGCTCTCATGGGCGCTGGCGTCGGCAGAGGGAGCGGCATTCGTCGTCGGAGACTCGTTCAAGAAGCCCGAGGGACTGTTCGCATCCGCATCCATCACGCAGGGAAGCACCACAGCATCCGGCTCCGCGGTCACAGCTGACGAGGTCATCGGACTCTGGGAGGCCACCACGCAGGCCACAGACAACAACGCGGCCTACTACATGAACAAGAAGACCGCGGTCGCACTGAGGAAGCTCAAGGCATCCGGAAGCGGAGAGTACCTCTGGCAGAGGGAGATCGCACAGGGAGTCGGACCCACCTTCAACGGGTTCCCCGTCAGGATCCTGAAAAGCGCACCCGACATCGGAGCAGGCAGGAAGCCCATCGCGTTCGGAGACCTCCAGAACACCTACACCATCGTGGACAGGATGGACATGGACATCCTCCGCGACGAGCTCACCGGAGCTTCCACCAACACCGTCAAGTACATCGTGAACAAGCGCGTAGGAGGAGGAGTCGTCCAGCCCAAGAGCATGGCGATCCTCACCTGCCACGCCTGAGGTGATTCGAATGGTTTCATACGAGTTAGCAACACAGAGCATCGCATACCTGACCGCCAACGCCACCGCAGTCGACGTCTCCGACGCCGCAGTCGTGCTGGTGGTCGGAACAGGCACCCTGACCGAGGGCGACACCGCAGGAGGGGACTTCTCCGCCGTCGCCGCATCCGACGTCATCGCCGGAGGATCCAACACCAAGTGCTACATCGGCAACAAGAAGTTCATCAAGACCTCTGCCGCCGCCACCTACGTCGTCCTCATCGGCAAGAGGCACTGCCCGCAGTCAGCCTGAGGACGCCCCCGGGGGAGGGAATCCCCCACCACATCTCTTCATTTCTCCTTTAGGGGAACGGGAGGGGCTCCAAGCCCCTCTTTATGTGATTATATGCCTTTTTTCGTGCGAATCTCTCGCGCATGCAGACCATTAACATTGTCTACGATCCCGCAATCCGCGAGATCTCCGTCAGCGGTGGTTATGCAGGGACGACCGTGGACAACGACTCCACGGTCATCGCCGTCACAGGGATCCCGCTCGGCTTCGAGGGGCGCCTGGAGTTCGGCATAGCGCTGAGGGACACAGCCGGGAGGATAAGGCACCCGTTCATCGAATTGGACGAGAACGGGGAGTGCACCATACCCGACGTGATCCTCTACGCATGCCGGAGGGACTACAGGCTCCCGACACAGCTGGTCCTGGAGAACGGCCCCGAGGTCATAGGTTCCAACATCATCGTCCTCAACGTCCGCCCCGCGGTCAACGCATTCGACTCGTTCAGGTCCGCCTACTCGGACCAGTGGCAGGGAGCGTTCGACGATGTGGGCCAGACCGACGGCACGCTGTACTTCACGGACCTGGGCGGGACCGTCCACTACCTGGACCTGGACATCTCCATGATGCCCCTGCCCGCCACCAACCTGGTCGGCGTGGTCCCTGCGGCCAACCTGCCCCCTGCGTACTACCACGACGTCAAGCGCGTGGCCGACGATGCGGAGAGGTTCGCCCTCACCACAGCCGACGTCCAGAACAACGACGTGGTCATGGTGCTGTCCACACAGCTCATGTACTACGTCGTGGACGAGAACAACCTGGACAACGAGTCCGGGTACCTGCCGTTCAGGGCGATCACCGAGTGGGGGAGCATCATCGGGAACCTGAGGGATCAGGCGGACCTCAGGAACGCCCTCGATGCCAAGACCGAGGTCTCCGACGGAATCCCCGAGTGGAGAGCGGACATAGTCTACTCCAGCGGTGCGTTCTGCCGTGTCGGGGGCGCGCTGTACACCAGCATGGTCTCCGGCAACCAGGGCATGGACCCCACGCAGGACGACCCCGATGACCCCGTGTACTGGAAGAGGTGCGACAGCTACTTCCTGAGGCCCGGAGCGGTGGCCACATTCCTCTGCGGGGACGGCACCAACAGGGAGTTCGTCCTTACGCATAACCTCGGCACGTACGACGTTCAGACGATCATCTACGACACGGTCGACCACATGACCATGGGCACGAAGGTCCAGCGCATCAGCGACACGCAGATCAAGGTCAGCTTCAACTACGTGCCCCCGGCCCTCGAGCCCGTCAGGGTCGTGGTCTACAAGCCCGGACAGGCGGTGGACTCGGTCAATGGCCAGACCGGAGAGGTCGTGCTGGACGCCGACGACGTCGGGCTGGGCAACGTGGACAACACCAGCGACCTGGACAAGCCCATCTCCACGTCGACACAGGCCGCATTGGACCTGAAGCAGGACGTCCTGACCTTCGACGATGCGCCGACCGACGGAAGCAACAACCCCGTCAAATCGAACGGCGTCTACGATGCCCTGCAGACATT